AGTTGCCGATTCATATAAATAACCAAGACCGCTTGTCGCAAGCGCGCTAACTAGTGAATATGCATCTGTTCGGCTAGATGAACGCGCTGCCAGCTCATAGTCTCCTGGTCGATCTATTTCTCCAAGTCCGGTGTTGAATGCGTCGTTCCATTGCAACGTCGGATCAGTTGTATTCCATTGAAGAGCTGCCGGAACCTTGTTCCATTGAGCAAATAGAATTCCTTGCAATACATCATAAATCTGATCTCCATCAAATTCTTTTGGAAGCACACCATCAATTAAGACTTTTGGCAATCGAGACAATGCGCCTAAAGCTACTAATGTGATGCGCTGGGTGTATCCAATGCCGCCAACTTCGGCCACTTCAATTCCAAGATCGGTAATTGTGCCGCCAAAGATTGGAACAAAGACTGATGATGAATTTTGCAATTCCACTGTGATTGAGTCATTGATTGCAATGGCGATTGCAGTCTGATTGAGATTGATAAGAGTCAAATTTACATAACCGGCAGCCGCCTGTTCATAGATATTTGTGCGACCCGAAGTGATTGTCATCGAAGCCAATACCGAATCGGTGATTGATGTGCCGTTTAGCTCGATGTTCCAGACTGGAGTAAATTGCGTCATTTGTCGAACGCTGAGACTAATGCCCCAGCTCCCAAAGTGCCACGATAAAATGAGTCATTCAAGGTGTTCACCACTGTGCGCGCAGTGCCTTCGGAATCGATTGCGCCATTGACTGTCACATTGATATTTGTTGTTGCAGCTTCTCCGGCACGTGCTGACTGTGCTCCGTAAAATGCTCCGGAATTTCCAAGCAAATCATCGACTTGATTCTGGAGAGAATTTCTTTGTGTGACCAACGGAGCTAAACGATTGGAAAGTTGTAATTTTGTTATTGTGCCATTTGCAAATGCATCTGTTAAAGCCTGTGTTTTGGCTTTTAATGAAGTCAAATCGTTAAATAATTTCATTGGATCAATTTTTGACATTCCGACATTTGTTGAATTAACTGTTTTGCCCACTGATCCGCCCACGTCCGTCACATCGGAAGTGTCATCAATTACGAACTTTTCTCTTTGATTCAAATACGTTCCAGACTGAATTGGATTCTTTCCAAGTCCACTGCCGCTAAATCCTGAGTCAGTTGAATCTCCACTGGTCAAATTCATCAAGTTATATCCGGTTAGTCCAACCGCCAAAAGTGCCGCGGTTGCAAGTGCAATGTTTGCGCCACCGGTGGCAAATGCTGCCGCAATGGCTGTTCCAATTGCAGTTGTTCGAAGCAAAATCATCGTCGCAATAAGTCCTTGAATGGCTGTAACAAATGCAAAGATTTTAGAAGTTACCCACATCGCAGCAATAATGGCCGCAACCACTTGCAGTTCATCTTTAAGATCAATAATTGTCTTGATAAGTCCTCTAACTTGCCCACCCCACTCATAAGCAGCTTCTCCAGATTTATCTATTCCATCAACAATCCCACTTTTGCCGGTTAAAGCTGCAATAAATAGATTCATATTAGGAACCAAAGTTTCAATCAAATACATTGCCAATTTTTCAACCAATGGCAATAATGCTGCGCCAATAGATTCTTGCGCTTCATCAATTGCAATCTTGACGCGTTCAAATTTCTTTGCAGTTGTCTCAGCTTCATTTTCAGCAAAGTTGCCAAATGTCTTGGTAAGCTGCGACATGATGGCATCTGTGTCTTTGGATTTGAGAAGATTGGCATCAAGTCCAAGTCCAAGTCTTCCAAGTGATGCCGCGTTCCCGTCATAGGCTTTGCCCAAAGCATTTGCAACAGTTTCCAATGGCTTGCCCGTAGCTGCCGAAACATCCAGCGAAAGATTGAGAAGCTTTTGAGCCTCTTCCACATCATTTGTTGATCGAGCCAATCGCGAGAATGCTGGACGCAGCTGATCATCTGTGACGCCAATTGCAAGTGAAGTCTTGTCAATCCAAGCCCCTACGGACGCTATTTGGGCGTCTGTGGCCGCTGTGCTGGCACGTAGAGTCTCTTCCAGCTTCCTTTGTGCAGCTTCATCAGCCAAAGCGTTCTTAATCGACGTGACGGCAAATGCTCCGATAGCAGCTCCAGCCGCGGCAAATGCCACCGCAGCCTTTTTGCCAAAATCAGAAATTTGATCGCCAAATGTTCCGACATCCTTTGATCCGGATTTGAGATTCTTTGTGAGATTTTCAACATCTGCAAGAATTGAGAGCTTTAACGTTCTTGAACCGGTAGCAGCCATCACCACTCCTTTACAATCTCATTAAATGCCAAATTCCATTTCTGCAAAATATCCGGTTGCAGCTTGCGCAACGTTGGATAGATAAACCAACCGCGAGAGCCTTGCTTATATCGACCAGACCAAATTGGAAATTGCTTATAAGTATTCGAGCCAAATTCTTCGCCACCCCATAGATCGCGAGTGGTTGCACCACCGCTAAATTTCTGAGCTACGAATCCGTATGAAATCTCACCCACTTTGGATGATTTTGATACTTTTGATCCTTGCGCAATTCGAGAAGCTACTGTTCCACGTGCTCCAGCTGCTTCAAAGATATTGCGTTGAACAAAAGTAGCCAGCGCGCTGGATTCCTGTTTAGCTGCATCAATAGCTTCATCGTCCATTGCTTTGAATGCTTTGACAATGGAGCGAAGTTCGGCCTTGTCATAGGCAATGACTTCACTTTCCATTTTGCTTCTCCATAATCTCAATCACTGTCAAAATGTCTTCGGCTGATACGAATGAGCTGACCGGCTGATTACTCGCTAAAGCAACCTGCCAGAGCGTTCTCCTTATGCTTCCGACGGGATAGCTTTTGGGTCGGTCGTGTCACCAACCGAAACTTCTGCCACTGTTTCGCACCACGCTTCAAATGGCTTGACTGCTTTGCCGGCAGCTTCGCGCTTCATTGCGTGATATGACAAAAAGAGAAGATCAGAAATTCCAATCTTTTCTTGCGCTTGCGAAATAATGAATCCAGTCATTTTTTCCCATTTAGCCCATTCTGGTACTTGGGCCAAATATGACGCGGATTCTCCATTTGTGTATTCGATGTTTAGTTGTAGTTTCATGCTCCCGGCTCCTTTATCAAGTGATTGTTAGAATTGGTGTTGTCACACATGTGAATGATAGTGAAACTGTCTGTGCATCTGGAGCAGTGCCGCCAGCTGATGGCAGAATCGGCTGAACATCAAAAGCAAATGAAGCTCCGGAATCTGCGCCAAATATGACGGAAAGACCAGTGTTCGGTGCGTTTGTTGCCGCTGTCCAAAGTGACTCACAAAGAGAGTTTGCTGCTCCCCAATCTGCGAGCATTTCGACCGCAAATGTGCCTTGTGTGTCTGTTGTGAAATAAGCCTTGCCATCAAGTGTCTGATATGTGTTCACTGTCGAATCGACTGTCAAAGTCGCTGAAGTTGCTTGCGCATCGTAATTTGCACCGGCGATTGTGAACGCAATGTCTCTTCCGGTGATGATTGTTGTTGCCATCTTTTATTCTCCTTAGTCGGTGTAGTACGTTGAGACTTGCAAATCAGCTGTCAAGAATTTTCCTGCGCCGACTTCCAAAGGTGTGGGTGAAGTGACATCGCCGACTGTATAACCGCCGGGCATTGTCGAAATAATAGAAATCATCAAATCTTCAAGATTAGTCAAAGCAGCTGCATTGTTGGCATAACCCACAACGCCTGTGACCTGAAAATTGATTTTGACTTTTGTGGTCGATCCATTGATCAAAGTCGATTCCAAATATGGCGAACCCGGAACCAAAACAATTGACGGACTTGTCATTGTCTCTGGAATTCCGTTATAGACGTTAGCCGCAATAGTTGAGAGCGATGTCTGCAATGGTGTGCGGATGTCTGCTTCGATGGTCATTGGCACATCGTTTCAACATCCAAAAACGGCCCAAGTAAGCCAATGACACGATTTTGGAGCGACCGGCCGAGCACAAATGGTGCAGGTTGAAAACTGTCACCCATGATTTGATTGCCCGGAGCTGTAATGCTCTGAAAGATTTCAACTGCCAAAACCAAGATTGCATTTTCAACCGGTGGTGTGGTGGCGTATAAAGCCGCAGCTGAGCCACCGGATAATGTTGCAAATGCAGCTGGAATAAATGGCAGCGGATACGTGCGATCAGCGGCAGCTGTTGCAGCTGTGAATGTGTACGGCTCAATCCGATCATCGGTGACTGTATAAGTCGCGTTGTAAGCTCCGGCCCCGGTAACGACAACAGATTGACCCGGCACAAAATAATTTGGCCGCATTGTGGTGAAATAAATGACGGAATCACTCACGTTAGCAAAAGTCACCGATGATTGGTATTGCGTAAGCAAAGGCAAAATCGTTTGTTCAGCCGAATCAATTATCTGATCAAGCTCTGCATCTGAATACAAGGAAACCGAGACGCCAAGAATTTTCCTCAGCTGTGACGCTGTGACTATTGCTGGCATCTCGGTTCCTTTCGTGTCAGTAGCGTTCGGGAGCGACCGCTACCGATAGCAAGTGATTATGTGGATCAGGTTTGGTTCCAGCATGCGCCAAATGGAATCTTTGGAGCAATAGCTGCATAGCCATAATAAAGAATGTCAATGGTTCCATCGCTTTGAATTGCTGTGCGCAATGTGAAGCGTGGTGATTCGTACCATGTCCAAGCATCTGGATTGATGACAGCCATTGAGAAATCTCCAGTAGATGTTGTTCCACCAGCATTGCCAATTGAACGTGACACAAAGAGATTTAGGCCCGGTGAAACTACACCGCGCAA